GAAGTTCCATTCCTCCTGGTCCGTCTTCCACAAGGGGGTGTCTAAGTGATGTCTTTACCATCACCATCCCAGCTACTTGGTGCTGGCAATTTTTCGCAATGGTATCCCCAGCAGTACGAGTTGCTTGAGCAGTCTCTGGACTGGTATCACTCGCCTGCTAGATTTCTTGGTATGTCTATCCCTACCGGATCGGGAAAATCATTATCCAGTCTGCTTCTGTCCAAGTTGTCTGAGGCACGAACGGTTGTCTTAACTGCTACGAAGGGTCTCCAGTCGCAGTATCAGGCTATGGCTAAAGACGTTGGTGGCACAGTTGTAGTTGGACAAAACAACTTCCCTTGTATCCTTGTCAATAATCTCACTGCCGACGAAGGCCCCTGCCACGATGGTCTACCCTGTGCCGTTCGGGAGCAATGCCCCTACCGTGTCCAGTTGAAAAAGGCTCTGGACTCCAATCTCGTGATAACCAATTATGCCTACTGGTTAGCACAAACCAACTTCTCATCTGGTTTGGGGGACTTTGGGTTGCTTATAGCGGACGAGAGCCACCAGTGCTTTAACGCTATGGAGAACTACCTGACCATATTCGTCTCCCGCTTGGACATCCAGCCTATCGGCATCAACTTCCCTGAGTCCGCCGACCAGTGGAGTGTCTGGCAGTCTTGGGCTGAAGTATCTGCCCCCATTGCTGCTGATGTTGCCAACCGGATAGAGCAGGAGATGAAGCAATACCGTTCCAAGAATCAACCTGTGCCGTCCCATGTATCTAGAGCTTATCGCATTACCAACGGTGTCCATGCACGTCTCAGGCGGTTGGCATCCGTGAACGAGGAATGGGTAATCCAAAAAACCTACCATGGCTACAGGTTCGTCCCCAAGTGGGTGTCCAACTACTCGCAACACCTGTTCCACGACATCCCGAAGGTAGTTCTAATGTCGGCTATTCTGTCTCACCGATCTGCTGACTATCTCGGTGTGCCTTCCAATGGTTCCCGTTCATGGATTGAGATGGATAGCTATTTCCCACCCGAGAATACTCCTATCTGGCATATCCCTACTGCGCGTATTAACTACCGCACTGATGATTACGGGGCAACGATATGGTGTTCCCGCATAGACCAGATTATACAGCGCCGGCTGGACCGCAAGGGGATTGTGTTCACCGTATCCTACGACCGCGCCAAGATGCTTTTATCACGTTCCCGTTTCAAGAATATCATGTTCACTCATGGGACCAGGGATGTGGTTCAGGTAGTGGATAGGTTCAAGAAGGCTCCTGCTCCGGCTGTATTAGTATCTCCGTCCGTCACAACGGGTTATGATTTCCCGATGGATATATCGGGTCATGGAGTTCCGCAGTATATTATCATCGGGAAAATACCTTACCCTGATACGAGGGATATAGTCACGCAGGCAAGGCATCAGGATGACAAGGACTGGACGAGTTATATGGCTATGGAGACACTGGTGCAGTCGTGTGGAAGGATGACCCGTTCTGGCGACGATAAATGCGAGGTGTTTCTGGTGGACGATAATGCAAAGTGGTTTATGTATAAATTCGCCACGTTTGCGCCTCGCTGGTTTAGGGATAGGTTTAGAGGTAGCTTGGAGACTGTACCAGACCCATTAGTTTAGAAAGGGTGTTTTGATGACAGCTTTGTTTTTACAGGGAAACAGCCGTGATGTGCTTAAAAATCTCCCAGCGGACTATTTTCATTGCGCTACGACGAGTCCTCCCTACTTTGGGCTTCGCCGATATGACGGTGGTGTTGAAGACTGGGGAGATTGGGTCGGGCAACTTGGTGGCGAGCCGTCTCCAGAGATGTTCGTGGCTCATCTCATCCAGATAATGCGGGAAGTCCGCCGAGTGTTGCGACCTGATGGGGTTTTCTGGCTTAACATTGGTGATAGCTGGGCGGGTAGCGGCAAGGGGCAGATGGGAGATGGTTCTGCTTGGGCAGCGACGCACAACTGCTCTAGTCTGCGAGCGCTTCGGGCTAGACAGCATCGGTATAGACACGTCCGCTGAGTACATCGCTCTAGCCGAAGCCCGTATTGCTGAAGATGAGCAGAAGCGCATAGACGAGCAAATCAAGCAACTCAGGAAAGAAGCCAAAGGAGTAAAGTAATGGAAATCCCGGAAAAAGTAGCTCAAATTCATTCCTATATCCAGCTCAAGTCCAAGCGAGCCGAGCTGGAGAAGCAGATCAAGCCTCTCCGTAAGCGACTATCCGATATGGAGACTGAGTTATCCAGTCTCCAGTCCCAGGAACGGGAAGCCCTACCCCGTGTAGACCAGTCCATGTTCATTGACCGTAGTTCGATCAAGACTATCAATACCATGCTCTCTGGTGCTAGTTCTATCCACATGCCGCAAGGTGAATTCCCTGTCGGGTGCGCTGTTATCCAGTTCGGTAAAAAAGGGTTGCAACTCAGCATCGTGTTCTCCCAGCCACTTTTCTCTGGGTGGCGCACAGAGACACCCTACAAGAGCTGGCAGATGTGTCCAATGCAACTGGATACCCCTGAACCTCCTGATGAGAACCATATCCCTGAATACAGGTCGCTGGTAGAACAGGATATGGATTTGTCTTGCTGGGAGCAGGTAGGTAGCGAGTTACGCCTGTGGGGTAATAATGGTTCTGAGGTGCTGGTATTCGGTCTACGGGGTAAGTAGGTGGGTAGCTGGTTAGATAGTCTTGACAATAACCACCAAGTATGGTATGCTATACAAGTCGGTTAGAACAGCCAACAAAGCCTAACCGAAAATCAAATAGAAGGAGGTGTGAGTTTGTACAGAGTAGACCTCGACCTTGACCGGGAACAAGTCAAGCAGCTCAGACAGCTGGCTCTTGACCGGGATACATCGGTTCGGGGTCTGGTGACAGAGATCACAGTCAGGGAGATCCAAGAAAGTAAAAAACAAAAGGAGGAAGAACAGGAAAAATAATGGGAGTATCAATTAGACCAAGTGAATTTGTAGAAGGTGGTGCAGTACCTGTAGACCGGAACCTGCTCTGGAAAGAGTGCCGGTTCGCCAACTTTGATTACACCAAGAAGGATGGCACGGTGGTTGCCAGCACCATCTCGGCCAGAATCGTCTACCAAGATGACGAAGGCACCGAGTATACCCAGCATTACAGCGCCGGTGACCCGAACCGCTTCCAGCCGTCCGCTGATGGCAAGACCCTTGAGGCACTTACGGAATCGGCGAACTTAAGCAAGTCCAGCAACTACTATATCCTGATGAATGCCCTCATCAACGCTGGTTTCCCGGAGAACAGGCTGGGCGAGGACATCTCCGTGCTGGACGGTCTCTACACGCACAATATCGGTCTCCCCGAACCCAAGAGGTCGGGACTGGTGCGTGAGACCACCGAGGGCGCGCGGGAGAGGGTTATCTCCGTCCCCGACAGCATCATTAAACTTCCGTGGGAGAACAAAGGCAAGGGTGCTGCTAAGGCTAAAGCCATTGCCGCTCCCGCCGAGGAAGACGCTGGGGACGCCGAGGCCGATGCGCTGGCAATGGTCACCGAGATGTTAGCCGATGCCGACAAGGTTACCCGCCAGCAGGTAGCGACCAAGGCTATCCGCGCCAAGAACCAGCCAGTAGCGAAACTGGTATTTAGCCCGAAGTTCGCCGAGGTGCTGGCTGGAGCCGGGTTCTCACTGGATAGTGAGGAAATCTCGGCTGGAGAATAATCTGTAGAGTAGGGAGGTAGGACTTGGATTTCAAGGTAACAGCCAAACGGTACGGGGATAGTGTCAAGTTCACAGTAGAAGCAGACGACACGAAAAGTGCTCTGCAAGCGGCTAAGGCCGAAGCGAACGACATATTCGGATACCGTGCCGGGGATGCGGGTGCTCCGACTGTATCGGTAGAACCGATAGTGGAGAAGGAGCAGGATTAACAACTGAATAATGCTTGCTGGTGTAGGCAATCCGCTTCGGGGTTTATCGTGAAGGTAGTCTCTGGTAGGGTTGGCCAAGCCAGCAAGCCTACCAGCCGCCCGAAAGGGACACCCTTGGTTGAAGCCAAGAGCTAAGGGTTAAGTGTAGTCGAAGGGAACAATGGCTCAGCGGAGGCTATTGGCTGGTAGGGCAAGCCGAAACTGGGGGTGCTACGGATTGTTAAATGGTGTGGTGAGTCATGAATAGAATAGACGGACGTGGCGCACCAGCCCCCAGTCCCAAGATAAAGTCTTGGCTGATGAGGTTAAACACTGAAAGGAGACCTAGTTGGAAATCTTACTTGACGAACCAATCAACTTAGAGCAAGTCGCAGACCTGTGTGCTATAGGTATGAAGCGTAAACCGCCTGAGCATCGCAATTATCAAGCATGGCACGTCTCTAACCTGCTCCAGTCTGCTCACCTGATAGCGAAGGGGGATGTCCGATACCACGAATTTGAAGGTGAACCCTACGGAATAATGAGTTGGGGCAGAATCTGGGAGTCGGCAGTAGACTGTTACCTCACCGATTGCGCTGTTCAGCACGGTGGTTTCTACCAGCCTGATGTGGAAAGTATCAAGGACGACATTATCGCATCACTTGACGGGATTATGTGGCTCCCCGATATGGGCTGGTTGGTCTGTGAGACCAAGCTACGGTTCACCTTGAATGGGGAGATACCGCTAACCCATCTCCAGCAAGTCAGGGCTTATTGCCATCTAGCGGAGACCGACCTCGTGTGCTACGTGTCAGGTCATCTATCCAGCCGACCTCCGACTGCCGAAGCCCGGATGCGGATTATCAGATTGACCAAGCAGAGTATACGGGAGACTTGGCAGGGGATTGTTCGGACTAGGGATTATTTAGCAGGGCATGGGTGTTGCCCAGAAGGAGAAAGAGTGTGAGCGAAGTCAAGGTTGGAGGGATAGCGCCCCGTGTTCAGTGCCCGTGGTGCGGGTATTTGCGGATGCGTTATAGCGGGTCAAAGGAAGACCCCGACGAAGTGCTTGGTGATACAGTCAGGTGTGATTCTTGCGGTCATATCACCGACTATTATGAGGCTCACAAGAAGTGGGAGGCGACCTTACCCGATACTATGACGAAGGAGCAGTTATTATGAGTGGTGATACTAAACTCGATGCTTACCGAGATGCTTGGGTAAAACTACAAGCTGACGTCCTCGACGAAAAGACAGGCTGGGGTAAAGAGGAACTCAAGAAGCGGATGGACAAGTTGCTGATTGAGTGCATGGAGGCTTATCTATGAGCGATGAGACCGATGTAAGGCAACTTGCTGAAGAACACGTGGACTGTGGCTGGTTTCCTTTATCGTCCCTATCATTCGCAGGATCGGGGTAGAAGAATTTATGCATGGGTACAAGCACGGGCAGGATGCCGTGAAAAAGGAGATAAATAATGGCGATAGCAAACAAACCTAATACAAGCCGCATAGCACCAACGCCTTTATTACCGAGCGATTTGCTGGCAGTAGAGGCAGGAAGGGAGTTTATCCTCATCGGGGGGAAAGACGGGGTAGGCAAGACATCTGCCCTTGTCTCAATCGCAATGGTGGTGAACGGCAAGGTGGATGACTTGGACGGCTGTGTCATCTTCAATCCAGCCGCAAAGGTCTATGTCCTTGACACAGAACACAAGTTCGCCAGCGTGTATCGGCAGTTCGGGAACAATACCCCCGACAATATCGTCTATTACTACTGCCAGAATATGGATGAGCTTCTGGCTGCGTTCGGTTGTGTCCTGCGTGATATCCATGCCGGGGACTGGGTTATGGTTGAGAGTGCCGCCCGGATATGGGAACATGCACAAGACCTTGCGTATCGGGAGGTATCTGGTCTGTCCAAGGCAGAGTTCCTAGCGAAGCGCAGGGATGCCGAGGGCAAGAAGGGTAGCCCGATACCGCAACCAGACCATTTCTGGAATATTGCTAAGTCAGCACATGATGCAGAGTTCGTGCAGGTGCTGGTAGCACGGGACGACATCAACGTGGCTGTAACCACGATTGTCACCAAGCCGCCAAGGGAAGCCCCGAACCGTAGCGAGAATGTTGACCGCAAGGCATTGCGCGCGGAGTTCGGTCTGGATGCGGGTCTGGGTGGTGCTCCTACGCTTCCATATCAGCCAGAGACACTGGTGATGTTGGACCGCATCCGGGGGTCGGTGAAGGCGAATATATTGCGGGACAACAACTCGGTTCTGGATAATGGCGCAATAGACTTCTGGGTGCCTGACAAGAAGGCTTTCGGGCTTGAGTGGATGCGGAATTGCCGGGTTGCACCAGAGGATGAGGAATAGATGGGGGAGAAATACAAAGTTATCTATGCCGATCCGCCCTATGCTTTCCGAAATAAGCGAACAGGCGGTTCTATGTCTAGTGGGTCGGCGAGCCAGTACCCTACGATGTCTCTTCAAGAGTTGTCCATGCTCCCGGTGCCATTGATTGTTGACAAGGATAGTGTCTGTTTTCTCTGGGCTTCAGTTGCTTTGCTACCTGACAGTCTGTTCCTGCTGTCATCTTGGGGATACCAGTATAAAACTGCCTTGTTCTGGCGGAAGATAATGAGTCTGGGGATGGGCTACTGGTTTAGGGGTCAGGTGGAAATGTGCTTGCTCGGTGTTCGGGGTAAAATCAAGGCGTTCCGTATCCAGAAGCCCAATTTTGTGCAGTCTAAAGTCCGTAATCATTCTCAGAAGCCTGATGAGATGCGGGGGTTGATTGATATGACTGGTTTGTCCCCGAAGTTGGAACTATTCGCTATAGAGCGAACTCCAGGCTGGGATGCTATGGGGTACGACATAGACGGCAAGGATATTCGTCTGGCATTGACTGAGAAGATGGTGGAGTTAGAAGGTTGATCTACACTTCAGATTTACCAAATGACCAAGACATGATAAAGGCTCTTGGCTCTACGGCTATCCCCGTCAACCTGTTCACTGATGCCTGTTTCAGCTCAGTAGACGACAAGGTGGTAGCAGTAGAGCGGAAAAAAGTCGGCGATATGGCTTCTTGCGTCCTTGATACAGACGCAATCCCGAGGACGGCTTGCTGGAAGTCCCGGTCTGGGTTCCTTTCGTGAATGCTGGTGGGTATCACAGGAGGCGGGAAGAATGGCAACCAGTAAAACCGTCAATGATGTTCTCCCGCTTCGACCAGTATCTTACTGAGCTTCAGCGAGACGCAGGTATCATCGTCAAGCACACTGAGAATGTCCGGGGGACCGCCGATACCGTTCTTGCTCTCTACCAGAACTTCCAGACTCCACCTGACCAGCACCAGTCACTTAACCAGATATTCAAGCCGCCGACTCCATCTGTCCAGCTGGTAAAACCGAGCCTTGTCCGCAGAGTAGCATCTGAATTGGACGGGATTGGCTGGGAGTGGAGTAAGGTTGTAGCAGACAGATTCAAGTCGGTTCGGGATATGGTAGAAGCTGATGTTGCTGTCTGGGCGGGGCTGGAGAAAGTGTCTGGGAATGGCAAGAAGCGGAGGAGGCTAGGTAAAAAGACAGCAGAGAAGGTAGTACAATCGTTAGGACGCAAGCAGGGAGGTGAGAAAGGTGATTAGAGGGGTTGCCAGCCCCTGTCGGTAAGTAAGGCAAAAGCAAGAAAAAAGTAAGAAAAAAGGAGAAAAAGATGAAGATGAAGAAAAGGTTTTTACTGTCGTTGTTTCTGGCACTTGTGCTAGTACTGTCTTTTAGCTCGGTGGCGATGGCTACTGACCCAACCACAGTCGATGTTACATGGGACGGTGCTGGTATTATTGGAGGAACTGTAGTGGCTGGGGATGATGCTACTGTTGTGTGGACTTCTCAAGGAGTAACAAGCAACACTGGAGAATTTCATGCTGCTGACCAGAACAACAATCCGTATGGCTACAACGTAGATACCTGCTCATTCTCGTTAGAGGCATCACTAGCGGGTGGCGGTTTGGCTATGCTTGATGTACTCAGAACAGATGCCAAGACTTCGTATGGAGCAGCTGGACAACGGTCATACACCTTCGTAGGCATTGATGATGGTACAGCCACTCTTCAGAACCGTTCTGGTACTAATTATGCCAGCATGAGAGACTGCAACTACAGCTGGAACTCCAACGACCATATAACTGTGACTGGGGCGTCCTACTATGCTCTCAGCAGGTTCATGGACAGTGAGAATTCTGTAACTGGTGACGCTAATTTTGCTGGGTTACAGGCTTGGGGTTCAGGGGATGCCGACCTTGACTGTATGAACGCCGAAGCGAGTGCTGGGCAGGTTAGACTTGGCAAGGGTTGTGGTTGTTATACCAATGCAGATTTTACAGCTAATGGGATTGGTACACTGCAACTTGATGGTGTTGGCAACAATTCTGCCACCACCGCTATGGCGCCTGGTATGACCGGAGCTACAAGCTTCCAGTTTATTGCTAGCTGGGTTGGTACATTCAGCATCGCAGACTACTCGATAACTGCTAACTAGACATTGGGTGTGAGGATGTCTTCGGGCATCCTCACAACCCTAGAGATGAAAGGGATGAAAGGAACGATTTGCTGGATTATAGTCCTAATCACTTTAACAATATGCGCAGTCTCTTTTATGCATGATTTTAATAACAGCGCTTTATCACTGTATGATCTCTACTACTAGTAGAAAAAGGAGGAAAGGGAATGAAGAAAAGATTACTACTAATACCTGTACTAGTTTTGCTCGTCCTGCTGTGCGCCTCTCCCGTATTTGCTGACGATATGGAAGTGGACATTGCAGTAGTAACTCCCGGCGATGTAGACTTAGATGTTGGCATAAATGCTGGTGGCGATGTTGGCATTACCATTGATGGAGTGGACTTCCAGGATACTGCTAATACTGCGCAAGCAGCATACGATATGGCTACTGCGCCACCGCAACCTACTAACTTCATGGGTGACTGGATTCAATACTGGACAATAACTGGGCTTGGCGCACGAGTAGACGCACAAATAGCAGAACTACAAGGTCTTATAAGCATGATAGCTGCTGCTGAGGCAAAACTTATAGAGGGGCAGGAACTAACTGGCGGAGAGATAGACCGGATTGATCGGGCGTTGGGCTATATAAAGACCGGCAACGACTCCTCTTTCACGGGCGTGAACAATGCCATCAGTGGTCTACAGGCACAGGATGAGAAAACGTGGAATCAGCTTATGTACGGTGCCGAGCATCATCTGTCTTTGCTTGATGCTAGGGAAGCAGAGGACGTAGCCCGTCTGGAAGTGATTAACACACAATTGCGAGAAAGTCTTGGCGTTGCCCACCACAATCAGCGTGTGTTAAGTAGCTACGTGGAGCACATTGGCACGCAGCACTTGTATTACATCTGGATCCTGTCTGGTGTGTCTGCCGTGCTATTCTTGGTTGTTATTGGTCTGCTGATAGGAGTTGTCAGGCATTCTCGTAGTCGGTTAGCCCGTTAGCCTGCTAAGAGGAGAGGCTAACCATTCTACTTAGGGGACTCTAGTAGGCTGTTTGGCAAGATTTGTAAGGAGACTTAGTATGAAAGATAAAGTCCTGTTCGGGCTATTCGTAATACTCGCTTTTTCCATTGGGTTTACCCTTGGCGGAGCAGGCAGGGGTGACGCTGGTGCACCAACATCAATAACTGCTAACGTATCATCTTCGGAGGAGCAGGTTCTATCATCCGTACGTAAGGTGCTTGATCCCTTCTTGGCGGACTACAGGCAGAGATATGAGGTTCTGGATACCGAGAAAGTTAAACTCCAAGCTGAACTGGATACTGCTAAACAGGAGCTGGCTACCCTCAAGGCTTCCAAGGAGACAGTGTCTGTGCTCAAGTCACAGGTATCACAGCAACAGTCCGAGGTAGGTGGTCTGAAGGCGTCTCTCCAGAACGCTGTCAATGATAGTGCTTCCTGGCAACAGAAGTTCCTCCAGAGTCAGAGCACCCTTGGGGGGACACAGCGGCTGTTGGCAGATTCACAGAGATACTACAGTGAACTCCATAGCAAGCTGTCCGTTGTGAATAGCCGGGAGAGTGATACTGTGAACGGGTTTACTACCGAGGAGAGGGTTGCGTTCTACAAGGTCTGGGATAAGTGGTGGGATTTGGTGGTCAAGGGGACGGATTAAGTATTTTCAGTTATTTTTGAAAAATAGTTCCGAAAGGTATTGACAAATAGGTAAAAGTAGTTTATTATGGATAGTATGAGTAATGAAGTGTTAAAACCCGAGGAAGCTGCCGAGTATCTGCGAATTAACCGAGAGGTGTTGCGCCGATTATCTGAGCAGGGCAAGATACAGGGGGCTTACAAGGTGGGCAACCAGTGGCGGTATGTGAAAGTGGAGTTGCTCAAGAAAGGAGAACACAATATCAATGAGAGTAGTAAATAAACTGACCAAGCCCGGCGACATTCGCCGAGTAGACCTTATGCCTGATACAGTCCGCATCCAGACTAGGGACGGGCAGGACAGGATATACAGGCTGGTATCGGAATATGATGCGGGCAAAAAGGTGGGACAAGATGAAGATAACTTACCGCTACGCACTTAGCTTGTCTGTTCTCCTTACCTCTGCCAAAGGGACAGGCTGGAGGTATGAAGAGACCGATGAAAAATGGTGGGGATTGCGGTTATGGCTCAGGAGGAACTAAAGGAGGAATCGCGAATGGTGTGCCGTATGAATAGCAGACCGAATGAACTGAACAGGGAGGGTGAGATGGCTCAGTATACAGGTCTACAGTCAATTCTTAATGCCGCACTGGGGGAATACCAATTCAAAGGATTCAGGCTAGTAGAGTTTGGCGACCATGCCCTGAATCTCTACTACCAGGACGAGTGGGTAGGAGTAATCAGCCAAGGTAGCGCGACTATTCCAGTTATCCATGAAGCCTGTCGAGAGCACTTGGAGGGTATTGCTGGATGAAGATGCGCCTGGTTTATGCCTTGACCTGTTGCTCTCTATTGGCTCTGTTGGTTGTCGCCGATCACAAGATAGACGGCTTGGAGAGGCAATCACAGTTGTGGCAGGATGCTTATACATCTCTAGCGCAATATTGGGCGGGACAGGAAGTTGGTTGGAATGTCGAACGCAGTCAGTGGCAAGATGCTGTAACAAGTAGAGACGTGATAATATCTTGGTGGGAGAACCGTCCTCCAGATATTGTTGAGGAAGTCGTGGAAGTAGAAGTTGTCAAGGAAGTTCTAGTAGAAGTTGTGCGAGAGGTTGTCCCCAGATACCATGACTTCGGAGATCCTGATGAATTATCTGCGTTCCTGAAGAAGGATGCCGTAAGCGAGATCCCGCCATACTTCAGTATCGCCGGCACCGTGGTAAGGCTCTGGTGTATGGATTACGCAGAGTCTTTGAGGGATAACTTAAACGATGCTGGGTATTTTGCTAACATTCAGTGCTTTCCTGTAGGTAAATTACCTATGTCTGACCGAGTACTAGGCGCTGCCCATGCTATGGTGAGCGTCAGGGTTGGTGATGCTGTATACTTGGTAGAACCACAAACGGATGAGTGCTGGAAGGCTTGGGACATACGGGCAATGGAGGTAGGAGGTAGACAGTAATGCCTGCTAGTCACTACAATAACCATCGGGTTCCCGTACTTCCTCCTGTGAGTTCGCTACCTTATCCAGCGAATCTTATTGCAGGATGTTCGGAGTGTGGGTTGCGGAGTGGGTGTACTAGACCTGTGCCAGGGGAACATGCTGACGAACACCATGAGGTCATGCTGGTAGGACAGAATCCAGGGTTTAATGAGGATCGGGAAGGAAGACCCTTCATCGGGCAGGCAGGTCGGTATCTCGATTCCCTTTTATTCCAGTGTGGTATCTCACGGGAGTCAGTCTGCATCACGAATATTGTTCATTGTCTGACTCCAAATAACCGTCAACTCCGAGCGGATGAGATTCAAGCCTGCTCCCACTGGCTAGATATGGAACTGGATGTAGTCCAGCCCCGCATCGTGGTTGCTATGGGTGCCCCTGCTATTGCTTACTTTTTGGGCAATGGAGCAGGGACGGTAGAGCATCTACACGGGAAGCCTGTTGAGAAAGACGGACGGATAATACTCCCTGCTTACCATCCTGCTGCGGCTCTCCGTGATACTGCCAAGCTCCGTCAATGCCAAGAGGACTTCCAAGTGCTTCGTGGCTTGGTCAAGGGTCGGGATTGGCGGGATTACTATGTTGAGGACAAGTATCCGAATCCCGTATATCGGGTAGCGGACACGGATGAATTGCTTCAAGAGATGCGGAACGAGGTAGCCGAGTCTGGCGAGTTCGCCGTGGACACCGAGCAGTGCCGAGGTGAGCTGTGGTGCGTCCAGATTTCAGCAAAACCGGGGATGGCGTGGTTCATACCGATTAAGTCTGGTTACCAAGGACGAGTTGACCTCACCAACTTGCCGGGGACGGCTATCCTGCACAATTATCTCTATGATATCCAGTATGTCGATGTCCGGGAAGACGACTTCATGGACACTATGACCATGGCCTACTTGACGGGACAACCGCAAGGGTTGAAGGAGCTCGCCAATCGGCTATGTGGTATCCCGATGCAGACCTACACTGAGATGGTTAGACCGGGACAGCAGAAGCTATCTCTCGACTATGTCCTGAAAGCATCCGGTATGGAGTGGCCAGACCCGCCAGCTATCGAGGAGACCAAGTGGGATAACAAGAAGGGTTGCCTGACTACCAAGACCAAGAAGCCGTGGCACATATCACGCAAGATTACCAAGATATTACAGGATGCAGGCTATGCCGTTGACGGGAGAATCACCTTGGACGGCGTTCTATATGACTTTGATGTTGATATATGGAATCGGTGGCGTAGCATTCCCGAAGCAGAACGAGCCGTCGTGGAGGACGTGCTGGGGGCTATGCCCGAGTCCAACTTGGCAGATATTCCGAGGGAGCAGGCAATAGACTACGCCTGTAGAGATGCAGATGCCACGCTTAGGGTCTACCATAAACTCAAGGAGATGATTACCGATGCCGACTTGGATTTTATCCAGTATCTTGACCTTAGTGTCCTCCCACAAGTCTACGAGATGATGCAGAACGGGATGCCTGTGGACATCCCCTATCTAAAGGAGCTATCTGGCTACTATTTCCAAAACATGGAGATTGCTGCTGGTCTTGCTTCTGCCAAAGTCGGTCATCCGTTCAATCCTAGTTCTAGCAAACAGGTGGCAGAGGTTGTCTACGGGGAGTTGCCGTTCAAGCCGACTAAAAAAACTGCTACAGGGCTAATCAGCACAGACGACCAAGAATTGAAAAAGGTTAAGCACCCTGTGATCGCTGACATCTTGGAGTACCGGCGGAACTTGAAGAACAAGTCTACATTCGCTGATGCTTTAGTGGAAAATGCTGTTCCTCACCAGCAGGGCAAGGATGTTGTCTACCGTGTACATACCACTCTTAAAACAACCAGAACGGAGACTGGGCGACTGAGTTCGGCAGACCCTGTCAACTTACAGACGATGCCGACCCGTTCTGAGGATGGCAAGAAGATCCGCAAGGGTTTCAGGGCTTCTCCGGGTTACAAACTAACAGCAGGTGATTTTTCACAACAAGAAATGCGTCTTCAGGCTCACGAAGCCAAATGTGAAAACCTGTTGACTGCCTACCGGAATGGAGTGGATGTCCATACCTTGACTGCGTCTCGGATATTTGGCGTGCCGATGGATGTAGCCGAGCAGGTTAAGTACCGCTATCCTGCGAAGACCCTTAACTTTTCGGTTATCTATATTGTCTCTGCAAGGGGGTTATATGAGAACATCCACGAGCAAGCACTGGACATCATCGTGGATGGCAAGCCACTGGATGTATCCGAGTGGACGGAGGACTCCTGCCAGAAGTTGATTGATGACTGGTACAAGTTGAACTGGGAGGTTAAAGACTGGCAGATGGAGAAGATTGCCGAGGCTCGCCGGTTCGGGTATGTGAAGGATATATTCGGGCGCAGGCGGTACGTGCCTGAGATTAGTTGTCCGATACGGCATATCCAGGAGGCTGGTGAGCGGATGTGTGTGAACTTCCCTATCCAAGGTGGGTGTGCCAGTATCACTAAACTGGCTATGTTGGAGTCCTACCAGAGCAGGAACAGGCTGTATTCTCCTGATGACGTGCGGTTTATCATGGCTATTCATGACGAATTGATGCTTGAAGTGCGAGAGGATATGGTCATGGAGATTGCTGTCTGGCTGAAGAATATCATGGACAATGTAGTGGTGCTGGATATCCCGATGGTGTCAGAGATAAAGGCTGGTGATAACTGGGCAGAGATGGAGAAAATAAAACTGGAGGTACAATGATGACCGATAACTTACCCGACTTATTGAAAACCTTATACGACATCCGTACCCAGAAAAGGGCTTTGGACAAGACCGAGAAGGCTGTCCTTGCCGACCTGAAACCACTGGTAGACCCGAAGTTTGATGCCCTGCCAGATGCTCCTGTCGTGGAGGACGGGATAGCACTGACCCGTACCGCTGGTACTTCTCGCTCTATCCAAGCCGACTTGCTACTGGAGCGTGGTGTTAGTCCAGACGTAGTGAATTATGCTACTAAAACTACGCCTTATTTCATTTATCGTGTTAAGGAGACAGAATGAATGATTTGGAAGGGTTTTTCCGCCGCCCTAAGAATGCGTGCCAGCTCACGGACAAGGAGACTGAGATTGCTGGGCTTATTGCCCAAGGTTGGGGCAACGCCGAGATAGCAAAGTCGGCACAAGTAAGTGTTAGAACTGTTGAGCATCACATCAACAACATCTATTGCAAAATGAACGCCAGGTTTGATTGTAGCGGGCGTAGTCTTCGAGTTTACCTAGCAGTCCTGCTTAAGGAGTTATGCAGTAAGGAGGCGAAATGACTACCAAACAGACTAATAGACGGTGGCAATCCGGACAGCAATCCAGATATGTCCGTTTATCCCCTACTACTCTCTACCGAGTTCCAGACTGCTACGGGGGCAAGGGCAAACCCGACCCGTTATCCGACTCTTGTATCCATTGCTTCCTCAAGAAGCAGTGCCGGGAGAAACAGGAGGTGATTTGGAGATGAGGATACCTGTGCGGAGACTAGTCATTGTCTTTCTTACTGTGTTGATCATTGCCGGTGTAACAGCATTAGCACTTGGTAAGTTCACTTCATTGTTTGGGTTTAGGGATAACTTCTGCTTGAAGGCTGTCGTCATTTATATTGCTATTGTCCCTGCTTTTTTGCTAGCTTGGTTGTGTCATAGTATACCGTATCTGGTTGGGTTGTCTATTCTGTTTGTCGGGAGGACCCTGAACGTGGTCGTAGGTGTTGCTAATGGAGGAATGTTCCCGGCTAGTGGCTATTGTGCCAGCGACTTTACCGCTATGGAGAAGTCTGCTAACTACTACTTCTTAGCAGATAATTCTGCCCGGCTCACTATTCTGGGCGACCATGCTGTTCTGGCAGGTGCTTCTGTTGGTGATATACTGGCGTTGTTAGGTTGTTTGTCCATTCCTGTGATAAGCACTATTCTAAGTAGGAGGAAAGCTAGGAGATGACAGGTAGCAGTGCGAGCTGGATATGGATAGTCATTATCGGTGCTATTATCGGGGTGTATTATCTTTACAGGCAAGGGAAGATACCTTGGCTGAAGGGGGTAAGGATGCCTGGTCTGTTTCAGCCAAAGCCTGATAATCTGACCGAAAAGTTGAAAGCCCAGACCGAGAAGGAGATGGCTAGGGCAGAGGAACTGCGGAAGGTGCTGGAGGCAAAGACGGAGCTAGCTAAGGCGAAGGCTGAGAATATCAGGTTGCGGAGAGAGATAGATGGGGTGAGTGAGAGGTCGGTGGAGAAGGAAAAGCAGGCAGCGGAGCAGGAGGAGCGGGATGCGCAGAAGGCTAAACCGAAAAGATTGTAGAGTGTTAGGACTGTATAAAGGTCATATAGACAAGAGTCGTGTTGTTGGTCTGCTAGTTGTTGAGATACCTATCATCATATTAGCTCTTGTGAACCTGTTGCCAGAAGAGCCGATATTGAGTGGGTATGTCACCTTACTCGGCCTTAGTGCCATCTTTCTCGTCATTATGCCTTTATCTGCTTGGTTTCTCGTGATTAAGCGATTTGGCCAGGACAGATAACAGGCATTTATCGTACTACCTATGCCACGTAGAAGAGGAGTTTCCGAGATGTGGGACTCCCCTTTCCTGTATCTGGTTTTCTGGTTTTGGGTAGGGGGGTTGACAAGGTGTTTTTTGTGTGATAAGATAGGTGGTTAGATAGACTGGATGGAGGTTAGATAGCATGAATATTGGGGACAAGAGGATGATTGATAACGTAACTTATCACTTGCTAAAGCAGGAAGTTACTAAGGCTGAGGCAGTGAGGTCGGCTAACTGGCAACGTCGGGGTGGAGGTAGTGCGAGAATTGAGAAGGTAGCGAGGGGTAGTTACCGAGTGTGGGTTGGCCCAAATATCGGTAAAGCTCCGTGGAGAAGGTAACACGATAATGACAACTCCGACTAACAAGACAATGTTCGGTAAAGCCAAGCACAAATATCTCAGAGACATCATCTCTATCCGCTCCCCGGAATCCGCAACGGGTTCTGTCCGTGAACTCACCAGAGAGTTCTACCAGTCCAAGACCAAGGCCAAGAGACTTCGTATAGCCCGTTCTGCACAACTGGCTTCCAACAGGGCTTTGGCATCGGCTAAAAGGCAGTCAGTATCGCCAAGAGAGCGAGCGGAGTTGAAGAAGGTGTCTCGGATATACGGGGATGCCGCCGAGAGGATGTTTGAGTCTTATGGGAGGATGAGATAATGGCTACAAGACCTTATGTAGGTATCACTAGGACGGGAGCCAGAAAGGTGTTCCGTTCAGCAAAAACACCTACCCAGCTGTCGCACGGGGATAAATACGTTGCTGTGATTGGCCCCTTCCGAACTAAGGCTGGGGCCGATGTTATGGCGAAATATGGACGGAATAACCCACACCTTCAGACTGTTTCCGAAGCGGAGAAGATGGCGAAACAACTCAAGTTAGTGGGATAATGGGCGGGATGACTAAAGCCGAAGCCAGACAGATAATCAAGAGACTGACTGGTAGAGCACCGAAGGAGGATTGAAGATGGCGCTACTGAAGAACGAAGCCAGGGAGTGGAAAAGTCTCCAAGCCAAGAGCAAGAGACACGGGGTTCTGGTAAGGCGTGTTGGCCCCGCCAATGTAGTGTTTCCCCGCAGTGCCAAGTTCGGTGGTCCCGTTTATGCCCAGCTTGGTACAGGTAGGGCTACACAGATAATGGATGCCAGGGTCAGGGTGTGGAAGGGGAGGAAGTAGAAATGCCAAGGAAAGGTGAATACCAGAGACTAGTCAAGAAATATATGCCCTTGCTTACCAAGCGAGGATTGGACTCCAAGAAGGCTATGCGGGAAATCGCTACCTTCTACAAGTTCGGGTCGTCCAACTGGATTAATCCTCGTGGTAAAATCAGGGCTGGATGGTAAAGGAGTAAGATTATGAAAGTTTGGATGCGAATGGGTGATACCGATGACTACCACGACTTCGGCGATATGTTTGAAGCGGGTAGCGAACTCGGTGGGTACTTTGATTCCACTGGTGGGCTTACCAAGATGCCTCCTGTGGCAAAGCACGGCAATTACGGGGTGTCAGTTGAGCCATTCACGGGGTATAACTACATCTCGCTGTTCTGGGGTGATGACGATGCCCAACCCGTGAAGAAGTTGACCCAAGCCGATATTGCCGACTTCAAGGCTGGTATCCGGGATGGAGCTTACCTGTTCCTGAAAGCGAAGCCCAAGTCCACTCCCAAGAAACAGAAGTCCACCAAGCGGTCATCCAGTGCCCCGACCAGTATACGGGGATTGAGATAATAGGATAACAGGTCCGGGTATCATAGCGACAAGGTAAAATAATCTGTAAAAGGAGATAACGAATATGGTAAAGAAGTATATGACTGTCCAGTATGCAACAGGCAAAGAGAAATTGCGTCTCGGCTGGTCTACTCTCATGTTCGGGGGTAAAGAGTTCCAACTGAAGGATGTGTCTTCCAGTTTGCCTGAAGCAAGAGCGTTTGCTACTAGGTGGAGACGTAAAGGGTATAATGCCCGCATCAATAAGGGGCCGGGTGTTTATGGCTCAAGGTATACTTATGGTGTTTATGTAAGAAAGCCCAAGGGAGGTAAGTAATAATGGCAGAGAAAGTAAAATGTCCAGAGTGTGGTTCCCTTCGCACGTGGCTAAAGGGTCGTGTTCCAGCTAGGGGCGGTCCGAAACAGCGGTATGTGTGTTTCGCTTGCGGGAGGACTTTCTACAAGCCCAAGGTGGAACCGAAACCAGCGAGAAGCAGGAAGCCCAAGTCCAGTAGAAAGAAGGCTGGATAAGGAGGCTGGTGAATATGGCTTGTAAAACGCCTGGGAAAAAGATACGGAGCGGTGGTAAGGGAAGAGGGTTAGCGAGAGGTGGAGGACGTGGCCCGATAGGTGTTCCATATAAGGCAAAAAAAGGAGGTAAATAGATATGGCGACTGGAGCAACAATTATGTCAACGACTCTTCCTACCGTAATTGGGATGGGCGTAGTCTCAAAGTCTACCGAGACGCTGTTCGGTAGGAGAGGAAGACGGAGAGCCACTACCCGAACCACCAGAGCCAGATCCCAAGTCGGTAGTAGGAGAGTCCATATTGGCAGGCGGGGCGGGAAATACATTATGAAAAAGGGCAGGAGAATATATATATAAGGAGGTATTGAAAATGGCTAAGAAGCGTGGGAAAACCAAGAGCAGCCGGAGTAAGCGTAAGAGCAGCACGAAGCGCAGGGACCCCCTGAGCCAGAGCAATTTGACTAAGAATGCCAAGAAGCATGGCGGCGTTGGTGTGCTATTGTAGCCACCAGTTAGCCTAGTAGAGGAGGTGTTTGATTATGGCGAAGTATACCAAAGCAATGCGTAGTGAGGCAGCCAAGAAAGGCTGGCGTGAGCGCAAACGGAGATACTGGATAACCAAGGGTGTGAAACCTATTGGTACGGTACCCACTGGCAAAGTTAGGATGCCTATCAATTCGTAGGAGTGTCCGGCATGTCACTAACCAAAACAGAGCAACAAAAACTACGCTCTTTTCAGACAAGAGCTGAGAGAGTAGCCAAGGAATCTATGAAACTGGCTAAAGATGTCGGGAAGGAGCTTGTCCGGCAGATGAGGAAATCTAGGTAGGTGGAAAGATGACAAAAGCAAAGACAGCCAAGAAAAGAGCAACTACTAAGCGAACCAAGAAACGCACTACCCGTGATGCTTCCGGCGGTGAGGATAGGAAGTCCGCCCGCAAGTTCCGCCGTGGTGGTCGGGTAGAAGCCTATACTTGGGGAGAAGTATCTGGTAAAAAAGGTAGCAACTGGCCGTTATGGTGAGATAAGGAGGTATACATTGGAAGCATATTGTATGAAGTGCAGAACCAAGCGGGAGATGGCTGAACCTGTCCAGATAACCATGAAGAACGGGAAGCCGGCAACTCAGGGAAAATGTTCCGTATGCGGGACCAAGATGTTTCGTATCGGGAAATAGCAGGTGCCAAGTAGGCGTATTTGTTACAAGGCTCCCTGTATCCGTATTAGGGAGCCTTCCTTTTTGCCCTGCTCCTATTGACAAAACATATATTCGGGTGTATAGTTTATGTATAGGTGTTTTGTATGGCTTGGAAGAACACGAAGAAGTATAAGTGTCCTGTCTGTCATTCTGTTAGGCTAGTCCTTGATGGCAGAGTTAGAGGCAGACAGAGATATCGGTGCCTACGTTGCGATACCCATACGATTATACCCAAGGGAGTGAGTTGATGGCTAAAGCAAACATAACAGCGAAAACACCGGCACCTACGCAGCCCCCGGTAGCAACTACCAAATCGGGGTCGGCTACGCCGTCAGCGACGACAGGCTGGGGATGGTCGTCCGGGGGAGGCTGGACTTACGGTGGTAAGTCCGTTCCCTCGGGACCGACTACAACTCCTGGTGTGGCGTATGATGCTGGTAGCGACCCTGCATTGACAGGTGGTGGCGACGGGAAGGTCACGGCAACCAGCCCCAAGGCAACCAGCCCCAAAGTAGCCAAATCTAAAGCGGCACCCAAGACTGCTGCTCCTGCGGGAACTATACTCTCCGTAGCCAAGACGTCTGGGGCTGACAAGTTTATCGTCAGAACAGCCCTTCCCGGTGGTGGCTATAAGCAGACCATCCAGAGTGCTACTGAAATAAGGGCTGCCGGAGGTATAGTCCCTGCGGGTAAGACACAATACGTCCAACTCTATGCGGGTCCAAGTCTCTACGGGGGTAAGGATAAAGAGTTATCCAAGACCTACAAGTTCGCTTCAGGCCTTGTATCGGAGCAAGGCATATCCGAAGCGGAAGCACGAAGGATAACCGAGCTGGCGATGAGGGAACCAGATGCTCCTGAACTACAGACTGTTCCTGTAGATGTCAAGGAGCGGATAGTCCGTGAGCTTGCCCCCAAGGGTAGATACCAAGTGTTGCGGGGGGAGGGGATAGCCCCGCAGATTACGAGCAAGAGGGCTATCAAGAAGCTACAGGGCTTGACACCGGGGACTGAGGAATATCACGATGCTATGGTCGCTCTACGTCTTATCCCAAAGGATAGACCCTATGTAGACCCCAAGTTCTATGCCAAGTCCATAAAGGCGTTGAAGCCCTATACTGACCCCAAGACTGGTTTGGTGAATGTGGAAGCAGCACTGGGGGACAAGCGAGTAGCCCCTGCCTATATTGATACGGTTCTTGGAGCAGGGACGGTAGCTGACACTCAACGGGCGATTGCTAGTGTAGAAGCAGAGCAAAAACAACTGGCCAAGTGGCTACAGACTGCTTCCGTGATTGGTTCTTCACCGACTACTGGAGAAGTGTTAATCAAGGGGGCTGATAATATTCAACGCTGGATTAAGACAGATGACAACACAGCTAAGGCTTACGTTGAGGTCATAACCATGCAGGAACGGAATGAGTCGCTGGCTGACGCTATAAACAGGGGGGTATCCCCCGACTTGTTAAAGCTGGTTTACTCCGCCACGGATGTTGGCGAGGCAGTAAAAGATGCTGCTGACATAAAGAAGTATAAGAGCTGGACTGCCCAAGAATTGCTATCTGGTAAGGTGTCGGACGAAGGACTATATACACCGTCTCCGTGGGGTGTCAAGGATACAACCTACATAGCGCCTCCAACTTGGGTTAAGCAGAAAATAGAGACAGAAGCCGTAGTGCAGTTGGCATCCCTCCAGAAAACACATACACAACTCCCTGATGGCAACTGGCTGTCGAACAAGGAATTATCTGAAATCAAGAGCCAGTCCCCTACTGACTATAACTTGCTGATGAAGGGCGGGTTTACAGATTACCAGCGGAAGTTCGAGCAAGGTCATGTCAAGGGTGGTGATGATACCTACATGACCAACGAGCAGTATAACCAGCTTGCCCCGGATAAACAACGCATCTTTACCGAGAATGGTTATCAGGCTCTTATGGATTCCTATCCTGAACCCGATACAACGACCCTTATGCAACAGATTGGTCGTGATATAACACCG